GAGCTTCTTTGCTGATGGCGGCTTCGTCACTGGCCCCACCTCTGCGATCGTGGGCGAAGGCGGCAGCAACGAGTACGTCATCCCCGAAAACAAGATGGGTAGCGCCATGGCTAAGTGGAACGCTGGCGCTCGTGGTGATGCCGTGGTTGACGGTGCGGATCCCACTGGCACCAGCGGTGGTCGTGCTGGTGCGCCAGAGCAGCCTGCACAGATCAACATCACTGGCGGTGTCTACCAGTTCGGCGGCAGTGATTACATCCGCAAGGATCAGCTGCCAGGCATCATCAGCCAAGCTGGTAAGCAAGGCGAAAGCCGTGCTCTCCGTAGACTTCAGATGAGCGCTGCAACCAGACGGAAAGTGGGGATCTGATGCAGTTAGCGCTTGGGCACTACACCCGCTTCTACGCCGGCAGCAGCCTGCGGATGGCCTTCCAGAATTTCTATATCGGCGAAACCCATAGCGATGCTGGGGTGACGTACCTGTTCTTGCCGTTTGGTTTCTCAGGGATGGGCACCAACCGCCAAGGCGATAACACCACATCAACGCTGGTCTTTCCCAATAACCAGCTGGCACGGGACATCAGCGACGAAGCGTTGCGGGAGGCATGGGTGATGGAAGTGGACGTGAAGGTGCTGGACCCTGATACCCGCAGCGTGCAGACGACGCTTTATACCTTTGTGGGGCAGGCATCATCGTCGGGGTGGGATGAGTCAGGGCTGCGCATTGAGCTGAATACGCTGCTCGATGCGGTAGGCGGCGAGGTGCCGATCCGCACGCTCCACCAGAAGCTGGTTGGCGCTCTGCCGTATAGCAACAATGTCCGACTGCGTTGATCTGATCGGTACGCCATACGTCTATGGCAAAACTGACTGCATCTGGCTCGTCACGACAGTGCTGGGGCGTATGGGGATCGACCACCCACCGCTGAATCCTGCCTGGCACGGGATGAGCTGGCGGCAGTGGGCGCGAGACCTTGTGCGTTGGGGAGAGCGCATCAAACAGCCCGCTTACGATGGGGATGTACTGGTGTCTCCTGGCACTACAGGGTTTGCGGTGGTATGGAGCAACGGCGTTCTGCACATCTGCCAGCACCGGCAGAGCGTTCAGTGGTTACCCCTGCCGTCGTTTATGACTATCGCCTGCTCCCCTACGAGCAAGACATCATTGCGACTCTGGGCATATCGGAGCAGGAGTATGTCTGGTTCGTCGAGGAAGCAAGACGCCGAACGCTGAAGCACGGCTTAGGGCCGGTCCAGGCCACGGGTCTTGAGATCATCTTGATCAACCTGGCCATCGGGATTGCGTTGACGGCAGTTTCGACGCTATTGGCGCCGAGGCCAGAGAAGCCTGAGGAGATCCGCCAGAGAAGTCTGTCGGATAAGCAGGGGCGCAGTCGCTTCAATCAAGCGATCGGGTTTGATGGTGCGCCAAGTTTGGCGATGCTCGGCAGCCGTGTGCCCATTTTGTTTGGGCGGTTTGAGCCGGGGAATGGGGCAATTGCTGCCAGTGGCGGCCTGTTGGCAGAGCCGTTGATGGTATGGAGCCGCCTGTTCTCGCACGGCAGCTACCAGTCGATTAAAGCGCTGATGGTGGTCGGTGAGGTGATACTGGACCCACCAGCCCTTGAAGGTTTGATGATTGGCGGCCAGCCGCTAGAAGACTTCATGGCGAGCAACTACGCCGTCTGGTGGAGCAGCATTGTTGGTGAAAACCGGATCAGGAAAAGCCAGAAGATATTCGGCAAATTGAGCGGCGGTCCGACTAAGGATGTATTCGTTACCGCAACGCTAGACGGCGAGTTCGAGCCAGGTTTTGCCGCAGCGTACAGCCCGTCCAATAACGCTGATTTCGGTGCCTACAAGCCCATTCGCAATGGTGGTCACTGGCGCGTCAACTGGAAAGTTGTAAGCCGCCCAGAGCAATCTGGCGATAGCGAAGGTCGAGTCAAGGAAGAACGCCGCAAGATCGCAGGCAAGACAGCAGACGGCAAAGACCAGGGGATGCCTGGTATTGGTCGCGCTTATAGCGTCAAGATGGGCCTGGTCAAAATTGACGGACGGGAATACAGCAAGCCAACAGAGGTGCAGGTTGCCATCGGCAATCGGCTGACGTTCCGCATTCAAAGCGGAAGACTGCAGGACGACAGCTTTACTAAGCAGAGCGGTGTCACGTTGGACGACGTGAACAACACCAGCATCGCGATGCGGGAAGAAGCCGACGACATGCTGCAGGTCGGCGAGATCTTCCTGGTCAACCGCACGTTGCGGCAGGTGGTGGAGCGCCCCGTCGACGTGTGGCGCGTGGGCAAAACATTCAACTACAAGTTAGAGGTCATTGAATTTACGGGTGCAAATAATTGGATTGGCCTCGCCGGAACCGGCGCAATCGAGAAGGACATCCTGGCAGAAGGACCGGGCGACACCGACCTGCCGTATTTCAAGGGTTCCAACTGGTATCCGCTGCTAAAGGTAGCGATTGCGAAGTTTGCCAATACCCGCAAAACAGAAGTTACTGAGGTAGGGATACGCAGCCAGTGTTGGGCACAGGCGCAAGGCTTGGCGAATTTCTCTGAGATCCCATCGCCTTACCGGCTCTACAAGTTCGACCAAGACAACATCCAGCTAAGCGGCGGTCAGATGTCGCAATACTTAACGCGCGTAAGCTTTTTTGTGCTTGGTTTTCGCTTAGCCAATACCGACGACGATTGGGACAATCTGGAGGTGACGTTCGCCATTCGCGGTCGCTCGCCCGTCGATCAGTACAACTACATCCGAATTTTCCATCCGACTTTTGAAGAGTATGAGTTTCGCATCCTGCCAAAATGTGCCACCAACTTTCGCTGGACAGGGAATCCTTACGTCTACGTTCTGAGCGCTAGCGGACCCCTCAAGATGAAGCAGGAGAAAACAGCGCATGGCGTTGTGCGGATGCAATTCTCCGGTCACCGCATGTTGCTGGAAGAACTCAGCGAACTGAAAGAACTGCGCGCGGACCACCGGCAGGTGGACTTTGTTGAGACCGGATCATGGGTGACTGGTCTCAGTCGCGTTCGCGGCACTGCACCCTCCAATAAAGGTGGCTTGTATCAAGCGTTCCTGGAGGGGATACTCGGCGGACTAAAGAACAGTGGTGCAGTCTTTGGCACCACCCGCACGGCCCAGTTCACGATCACACAACCGGGCGACACAATCACGGTTGAAGTGAAAGCTCATGTGGAGTTCATGGGTGAAGCTTGGCTAGCGCAATGGGGCACGGCCAAAGCTTGGTATAACCCCACTTATACGGTGGTGTCATCAGCTGGCACGTTCACCCAAGGCGACCTGCTGTATCACACAGTGAACTGCTTCAACAGCCACTATGCGGGGCGCGAGGGGTACACCAGCACAACTAGCGAGTTCCGTGTTGATGGGGTCGATGGTTTCTGGACCGGCAATGAAGTTGTAGCGGGTGAGAAGGACGATCGCATCTTTGAAACTGACGGAGCACTGAAGGAAGTTCACGCCTGGAGCGAAATCCGCAATAGCTGTGACGACACACCAGAGCACGCCATTGTGTACGTGAACGAGTGCCGCCAGACGACAACGGTGGCGGATTACTTCGGCTTGACAATGTGCGGGGTCATGCTGCGCTCCATGCGTCAGCTGCAGAGTTTCCAGCAGCTACAGATCTGGCTAGCTAATGGCATCAACATCGAGCGGCTTACGGGCGGTTATGGCCCTAGCAACAACTTTGCTGATTTTGTGCTGTACCTACTCAGCAATGAGCGGGCAGGTTTGGGGCAGATCATCAACAGCAAGATGATTGATCGCGCCAGCTTTGAGCACACTGCGCGTTTCTTGGAAGTCAACCACTGGACGTTTGACGCCGCTTTGAGCGATGGCGTCAATATCCGCCAATACCTGACCCAGGTGGCGCCGTTGATGCTGTGCAACTTCGTTACCAAGAACGGAAAGTTTGCATTAACACCTGCTCTGCCGGTGGATACCAGCGGCCAGATCATCCAAGGCCCGATCCCTTACGCAGCGATGTTTACCGATAGCAATATCATCGAAGGCAGCTATAACCTTTCTTATATTCCTAACGATGAACGACGCAACATGAAGTGCGTTGTGAAGTACCGGCAGGCGCAGCGCAATGCACTGGTGGAAGAACGCACGGTGATGGTGCGATGGGATGAAGCCAACTCGTCGCATTATCCGCAAGAGGATTACGACCTAACGGGCTTCTGCACCAAACGCGGGCAAGCTTTTGCGGTGGCGCGTTACCTGCTCAGCTTGCGGCGGCGCGTTGATCACACGATCGAGTTCCAGACCACACCATTTGGGTTGAGCCTGGCGCCGGGTGATTTTATCCGCGTTGAGACATCCATGTCTACGCAGGGCTCGTCGGAATCGACCGGCATCGTCCGTGCAGACGGACAGCTTCGCACCCTTACCCCTGTTGAAGATGGCACCTACAAGACGCTGGTTTACAAGGTGGGAGCAACAGCCCTAGAGGAGATCGAGATGACGGTGAAGGGCGGCAAAGCTGTTGACCCGTCATTGCATAACGCGCTGTTCGACATCCCAACGATCCAGCGGCGGCATAACTCCTATCAAGTGGAGGAGGTCGCACTGGAGGAGGAGGGCATCGTGACCATCCGCGCCAGCCACCATCCGGTGGACCAGTTAGATCGCAGTAAAATCGTGGCAGACCTGTTTAACCCGCAGTGGTTTGGGGCAGTTGAATGACCCTTTATCCGCAGCTAGTCCCGTCTTCTCGCAGCTTTGATGCTGGGGATTTCCCAGTTAAGAGCTACAAAGCGCAGGATGGCTACGAGTTCCGCTTCTTGTACGGCGACAAGCGGACTGGCATGAAGCTGCAGCTGGTGTACGCCAACATCCCTGACGCCAAGGCGGCGCTGTTTATTGACCACTACCAAAGCGTCAAGGGCACCTACCTGCAGTTCAGCATTGGCGACGCGGGCAATAACCCCGTGCTAGAGGGCTGGAGCGAGGCGAAGTCTTACTTAAACGCTGCGCTGTGGGGGAACCTGTACCGCTACGCCGAGCCACCGAAGCTAGATAGTGTGCGCCCTGGCGTCAGTAGCGTGCAGGTGAGACTGGTTGGCGCACTTGTCGGAGGCGGCTGATGGCGTACTACTCAGGCCGTGACGGCGAACTGCTGATCGATGGGGTGAAAGCGGCGAAGGTGCGCAGCTGGACGCTAAGCGCTTCTGCCTCGACCTTGGACACCACCACGTTGCAGGACACGGATCGCACCGTGATCTACGGCGTGCGCAGTACCACTGGGTCGTGTTCGCTGTTTTATTACACCAGCGACCCGACGTTGAAGACCGACAACAGCGCCAGCGTGCTGCTGAACAAGATCATCAAAGCTCGCAGCGGCGGCGAACCAGGGCAGGCGGGTGAGCCTGAAATGGTGACCTTGCGTTTGAGGGTCAGTGACGGGACCACCACCGGCAAGTTCATTGAAGGGCAAGCAGCGCTCACATCGGTGGCGATGGCAATGTCTGTGGGGGAGATCTTGAGTGCTGACGTGAGCTTTGAGTTCAATGGCGCACCAACCGGGGTAAACCTCTGATGGGCGGCGTTTATCTCGGCAACAGCGGCATGGTCGAGATCCGCCGTCGCGGGTTGAACAGCAACATGGCCAGCCTGCTGGACCCCGCCGATGTGAACGTCGTTCGCAAGCGGTTCAGTTTTGACTTCGAGGCTGGCGCGTTGATCACGGGCGACCAGCTGGAGATCAGGACAGAAGACGGCAGCACGCTGGAGCTAGTGGCGGGTCATGTCTTCCCTGACGGGCGCTGGTTTTGCCACGTTGATCAAGCCGGTGGTGTGCGGCTGTACGACACGTTTGAGGATGCGATCAACGGCGAGGAAGGCCCCGCGTTGGCGTTAGTGGCGCCCAGCCGGTCGATACCCATTGAGGCACGCAGCCGCAACAGCCTGTACCGCGACGTGGCGCAGATCGCAAATTACGAAATCACGACCAGCCGCGAGGCAGTGGATCTAACGGTGTTGGGCGATGAGCACCGGCACCACTACGCCAGCGGGTTGATCAGCGGACAGGGCACGCTGAACTGCTTCTGGAATTATGAGCGGGTGCTGTGCGACCCCGAGTGCGATGGCCAGGTTGAGGTGGCGCACTACTTCGCGCAGCTGGTGTTGCGTCTGCAGCAGGGAGCAAGTTTCGAGGGGCGCTTTTTCATCAAGAGCCAAGGCGCACAACGCACAGGGCAGAACAACCCCAGCAGCGCAGACGACATGGTTTGGTGGGAGGCATTGTGTGTCGTCACCAACGTGGCGATGAGCTTTGAGCCGACGCAACCGATCCGCAGTCAAATTGAATTTGTAACGACCGGCCCAGTGCTGTTGAAAGTGGGTCAACCGCCTGGCCTCCTGCTGCAGGAATCACGAGATGCGCTGTTGCTGGAGAAGCAGGATGGAGCGCTGCTCCTGGAGGAGTAGGCATCCATAGACTTAGGGGAGCGCTGTGGTGTAACCCTTGGCAGATCTACGGATTAGTGAGCTTCCCGCATTGGCGGGGGCGCTACTGCAAGGGAGCGACCCGCTGGCACTCGCTGATCTCTCAGCGTCTGAAACCAAGAAGGTCACCGTCAAGGATCTGATTCAGCACGGTGTCGCGCTGATTGATCCATCGAGCATCCCTGCCGATAAGGTCAATTTCACGCTGCCGGCTGGCTCCGTCGGCACCACCGAGCTGGCGGATCACGCGGTTACCGCGATCAAGCTGGCGGATGACAGCAGCGGCATTGTGCAGGCGGGCTTACCTGCTGCTGGTGCGTTCATCGGCCAGCTGACGGTCAA